GTGAAATAAAGCGAGAACGTTTAACTTCGAAATTTTCCAAAAACATGTTATAATCACCTTTCTTGGTGAAGTGTGGATAAATATCAACTTCCAATTCTTTTTCAGGTTGAATTAATTTTTGTGGTATTGAAAACATAGGTGAATTACGCAATTTGCGAGCATTAGTAGATTGATGAACTTCTAAATGAAAATGTTTAAGCAAAGCAATAACATCCATTAGGGTGTAATCCAAATCTCTCACATTTGTTCCTTTAACAGGAAGAACCTTGTGTTGCACATCATGTTCATAACGTTTAAGCAACCCAGACGGTATTATGTGAGTCCAAATTTTTTCCTGTCTTAACGTCGAGCGGATCTCGTTCTTTATCTTGGTGTACAATGTAAACTTCTTGACAGGTGACAGCTTTACCAAATTTGCCATTTTTAATAAGTATTTGTATATATTTAACAGTTGAAAGAAGTATGAATAATATTGCAAAAGTTATTGGTATAAACTTAAGTATGAATATTAAATACTCGTTTCTTATCTCCTCTGTAAAGTACTTCGTGATTAAAATTATTTGGGCACTTTTATTTAAAGCAGGAAGTTCCGTTTAGGTTTCCTGCCCAGAGTAATTTTGAAAGCTAATCCAATTAAATACCTATATTGCTCTCAATCCAACGTCGTAAGCTACAGACTTAGCCTCCCCAAGTGCGGTGGGAGATCTGCGAATTGCTTCTAATATCATCCTCAGGCGGTTTAGAGCTTATTTATGGTGTCCCGCAAACTGCACGTTTTACTGAGTTAAGTTCGCCTCAATGTTTCACAAAGGTACTTTCTCATGTCCATCCAGGGCATCAATAGTCTTAATCCATTATCAAATATTGCCAACTAGCAGTTCCCGCCACATAAGTGATCTAGTAACCAGGCGTTGGTCAGGGTACGTCCTACGCGGATGATCCTGAGGGCCAATATAATCAACTTCATAATGTTCATGATGATCCAGATTTCGAGCTTCCCACGAGCTACGCACGTATTGACTACTAAAAATGATATCTTCACTTACGCGCCTTCTCGGTCGCTCAAGGAGAACTTCATCATAATATACTACTACGCTTGTCTGGGCTGACTCACGGCTCATATATTATAATCTTCGGGCAACAAAAGCACATCCCGGAAATTAAACTCAATTCTGGAGCTTATCCCAGAAGAGGGCGAGTCCTTAAAGATTTTCGCATATTAATTCCATCAAAGTCGCTAAGTTGAGATACATCTGATGTATCTGATAAATTGTCAATTGTATCAATGCCCTCGTCAATTTCACGTTTAGGGCGGACTCGATTGGCAACTCTTCTCAAGAGGCCAGGATCTTGTTGTTGTTGACGTCGTTGTTCTTCTTGACGTCTGCGTATTTCTTCATCACGTTGTCTTACATTATCAGGTGTTGCCATTCTATTAGCCATCATACGCGCTTCAACTTTCTTAGGTAAGCCAATTCCGTCTGATTCCATAGTTTTATCAGGATATTGTACACTAACTATTGTTTTTTTAGAAGCAGGCACTAAAAAGTCACCTATAGGTAAGCCAGGGTCAGCAAATTGGAAATCTTCTCCAGCTCTATATTCTAATTCAAAGGAAATTTGGGCTTGGTTGACTGAAGTATTTAATGAACCTCTCATGCCAACAACTATAA